GGAAATATGTTGAAGAAGAGTCAGTTGCTTAACTACTCTTCTTTTTTTATTGGAATAAAAGGAGGTGGTCGTTAGTTTGGCTACGACAAAAGAAACACAGCCCACAAAATTAACGGCTGCACAATTAAAGAAAAAAGTTGAAACACAGGAAGAGAAAATCAAATCACTTAAAGAAGGTGCTTGGTGTTACATGTGTGATACACATAAAGCAAGGGATAAATTTTATATGAGTACAGATCTTATGTGTAAAAGTGGTCTTACTCCTATTTGTAAAGATTGTGCTCGTAAAATAGCATTAAAAGTAGACAATAAGAATGTTGAGCATGAACCTGATAAAGAGTCTGTAAAGCTTGCGTTGAAATATTTAAATAAGCCATACCTTGACAGAATATGGGATTCAAGTATGCAGGAAATGGAAAACCTTGCTTCTGGGAGAGTTAAATCTAATATTTGGGTTGCATATATCCGTCAGATCTCAATGGGACAATATAATGGTATGACATATTTTGATTCTGATTTTTATAAAGTCAAAACAAATATATCAGAAGATAGTTCTGACAATTCTTCCATAGAAAATGAAGATAGTTCAGATGAAGAAATAATGTCAGCTTATGAACAGAATAAAAAAGATGCTATAAGGCTATTAGGCTATGATCCATTTTCAAAAGAATCAACTGCTGAACAGCCTTTTTTATATGCAACACTTATTGGTTATTTGGATGCTGCTGAAGAAGCAAATGATGATAGAATGCGACTCTCCTCTATTATTGAAATTGTAAAAGGATTTAATCACATAGAGAAAATGAATGATATTATCGCAAGGCTTATGAATGACTACACAAATATTGAAGCAAATATATCTACCATTAAAAATCTCGAAGATACAAAAAGTAAAATTACTGCTTCTGTATTGAAACTTGCAGCAGATAACGGAATTTCGTTGAAGCATAGTGTTAATTCGACTAAGGGCGAAAACACATGGACTGGAAAAGTCCGTAAAATGAAAGAAATGAATTTACGTGATGCGGAAGTAAATTTATATGATGCGGAATACTCTGCTGGTCTAAAGCAAGTTGCAGATATCAGTAATGCTTCTATCTTAAAGCAGATTATGTTAGACGAAAATGATTCAGCAGATATGATTATTCAACAGAGAGAACTTATTACAAAATATAAGAGAATTGCTGATGAGTATGAAGAAAAAGCCCGTATTTTACTCAGAGAAAACATTGACTTAAAAGCTCTCGTAAAAGAAAACGGAATCAATATTGAGGAGGATTAGTTATGGCGTTTGAGACTACTGAATCTGGAATATTGATACCTAAAAATTATGAAATTTATGTCAAATCAACTGAATTTCAAATATCTGAAAGGAAGTTGGAAGGATATAAAAAATTAGCGGAAATAAAGCAATTTGGGATTAAATACCCGACAAAATTTATGAAAGAATTTATAGGAGTTGAGCTTCTTGATGCACAAGAATATACTTTTATGAATTCATGGACAAAACCATTTGTGTTATGGTTGGAAAGTCGTGCCGCAGGAAAGACGACATTACTTGCTTTATTTACCATAATAAAGGGACTTCTGTTTAACAACTACAGAACGTACATTTGTTCAGGAACAGCAGACCAGTCCCAAGAAACTTTTAAGAAGATCGAAGATATTGCATTAAAAAATATCGAATCAATGACTGGTCTTACAGATGTTTTTAAAAATGAAGTTGAAATATCGCAAGCAAACTCAAATGGATTTATTCACAATCCAATGGGCTTTACATATAGGCTGTATAATGGTAGCTTTGTAAAAACATTGAATAGTAATATCAACGCCAAAAGAGGTAAGAGGTGTGAGTGCGTCTGTTTTGATGAGGGCGGCTGGCTCTCAGAAGAAGAATTTAATGTTATTGGTGCATTTACAACTCTTGATTCAAATTTCAAACTTGGTGGAAATATTGATATATCTTCTCTTCCAAAGGAATTTCCACATCAGCTCTTATATGCTTCTTCTGCTTCTTCTATTGACACAGCTTTTTATCAAAAGTATCGTGATTTTTCCAAGAAAATGATGTTAGGTGATCCAAAATATTTTGTAGCAGATATTAACTGTGATGTTGTTATTAATGCTACTTTTCATGGCAAACCTTATGTTCCACTTTTGAATAGAGAAACCGTTGAGACAGAATTAAGAAATAATCCAGAAAAAGCTCAACGTGAGTATTATAACAAATTCACTCAAGACGGGAATGCGAACCAGATTATTAAAAGAGCTTTAATTGTTAGAAATTCTTATACTCGTCCACCTGTATTATGTAATGATACAAATGAAAGAACATTTGTTTTAGCATATGATCCAGCACGTTCAACCGATAATTCAATTCTAGGTATAGGTGAATTACTTTATAACGAGGAAGATGGATATACAATGGATATTGTAAATGTTGTATCCTTTTCCGATTTAGGTCTTAGACGAAAGACACCTATGATGACTCAAGACCAGATAAAAGAAATTAGGAAAATACTTCTTGATTATAACGGTGAAGCTTTGGATTATGACAATATTGAAATTTTCTTAGCCGATGCTGGTTCTGGTGGAGGTGGAAACTCTTGGGTTCGAGACAGTTTAATTGAAGATTGGAAAGATAAAAAAGGTAATGTTCACCGTGGTTTATTGGATAAGGAATATAACAATGGTGATGTGTATGCTAAAAGATACCCTAATGCAGTTGAAAAACTGAAATTAATTGAACCATCAAAATATAAATCTGAAATGTTTGAGGCTTTAATAAAAATGGTTGAAGCAGACAAAATTCATTTCACAGAAAAATATGATAACAAAGGTTATCTCAATATCATGGAAGTTGATACCAAACTTATGAATGAATCGGAAGAAAAGATTCGTGCAGAATTAGACAAATTGGATTTGAGCATTGATGAATATGAAAATGAGCTGGAAGAAAGACTTTCATTGATTGAAGCTGCTAAAACGCAAGTATATAAATTAACACCTGATGAAGAAGTTGCATTAGTTCAGATTGATGCAATGAAAGAGGAAATTGTTAATATTTGTAGAAATAAGCGTGAAGGTGGTAAGGATTCATTCAAACTTCCTGCGTATAAAGACGCTGATACAGGAGCTTCAGAAGCTACTATGCATGATGACCGTGCATATGTCTTGGCTATGCTTGGATGGTATTTATCTGAAAAGCGAATGGATCATATTAGAAACAAGAAACGTACAAATAACTTTGACATCACAAAAATGGTCGGTGTCTCAAAACGCCCTAAAAAATGGGGATTCTATAACTAAGGAAAGGAGGAAATCAGAAATATAAATGGCAACACAGAAAACAAATAATTCTGCAAAGAAATCAGTACAGACAGAACCATCACCAACTCGTAAAAATGAGCTGACTACTTCTACTCAGAAGTATGCACAGATGATTAACTTTCAGGAATTACAACGTATCTTACAGCAGAATATATCAAAAGGTACATCGAAGACATATACTCAATACACAAAAGAGAAACTTCAATCATACATAAAAAGTCCTCTTGCCAATATTGACAATCTTCGTGATATATCTGCTTTCTTATATCGTATCAGTCATAACTATAAAAAGATTATAGAATATTATGCTTACACTCCTATTTTTAGTTATAACGTATCTTACAATACTCCCGATTGGGCAAATCCCCCACAGGATGCATCTGAATACATTAAAGGATATCAAGAACTTTGTACCAGATTAGATAAAATGGATCTGAAAGAAATGGGTTCACAAATAATTGCCACTTGTTTAAGAGATGGTATCTATTGTGGATTTTGTTACGATGATGGAGATTCGTTCTTTATACATCCACTTGATCCAAAATATTATAAAATCGGTTCTCGTGCAGAAAAAGATACATGGATTGTAAAATTCGATGCTTCTTATTTTGATTCTGGTAACAACAAGGATTTCTTATATGGTACTGGTAGTGAAACTGATTCAGAAGAAGGCTTATGGGATGATGTTTTTGTAGAAGGCTACGAAACATATAAATCAAAAGGTAATGATTATAAATGGTTTGAATTACCACCAGAGAAAACTATCTGTATTATATGTGGTGATGATCCAGTTGTACCACTGCCCTACTTCCTACCTGTATTCGTATCACTCTTAGACTTGCTTGACTACGAAGCTCTTATTCGTTCTAAAACAGAACTTGAAAATTATGTTCTCCTCTTATCAAAAATCCCTATGAATGAAAATTCAGGCGAAGTAAATGACTTTGCTGTAGACCTTGAAATTGTACAAGCTACTCAAGCCGCAATTGATGAAGTATTACCAAGTCTTGTTGGTTCAGCATGGACTCCATGTGAAGTCGAAAAGATTGAGTTTGG